GATTTTTCTATGATTCTGGGGAGAAAGGAGGATAACTTTATTTATGGGATATGATAATTTATCTTAGATGTAGGATAATGAGTCTGCCACTTCAAACCACCTCCTTCATCAGATTCCGGCAGGAATAATGTCATCAATGAAATATTCCCTTACAGGCTTCGCAAGCCCGTTATACTGTTTGTGGCACTCCCACAAATCCAGGAGCAAACCAAACGGCATCAGCCACACCTCATCCTGCGTCAGATTTAGGTGGGCGATGCCGTAATATAAAAGTCGAGTAAATAACTCTTCGTCACTTACTCGACCGCCACGTTTTTTGAGTCAGCCTCACTGACCACATTTCGCTTGGTGCCCTTATACAAAGCCTCGGTAATGGCAGACTTGTAATCAGCCAGATCCAAAGGTGTGGTCAGAAGTTCCACCATCTCCTCTGTAAGGACATCCTTTTTGTTTTCCTTGTTCTTCAGATTGTGGACAAGGATGGACTGATTGGCAAGCAAGGTAATCAGCCATACGATTTCACCAATAGCCATCTCGAAGTTTTCGGATTTCATCAGCTTATCGCCAAGGTTCTCAAGACCGCCGTAGCGTCCTGCGATTTCCTTTGTTGCCTTGGTAGTAAGGAGCAAAGTATACTCGTCACCACCAATATTGATAATTGCCGTGCGTTCTTTATCCATGTGTCAAACCCTCCTTATTCAGCCTGTTCCGTAGTATAGGAAGGTTCATATACTTCCTGATACCAGTTGGTGATAATATCTGCTGCAACAGCAGAATCGCCCTCAGTCACTTCTGCCTTCCAAGGATGCTTATTCTGACCGTCCACTTTGTTACGGCGTAAGATAGTACCCTCGATGGTCGGAGTAGAGAAAGTAATGCTGTCACCCTTGGTAGCAAGATTTGTGGCAGGGATACCGAATTTCACACGGTAGAGCCAGTAATACTTGTACTTGCCGTTGGATTTCTTTGCTCGAAAACCCACAGCCACAGGCTCACCGCCATCTTCACTTGTGGACACCACAACGCCATTGGCATCGATGGTTGCTCCGGTAAGGTCGGATGCCACGGCAGCACCGATATCATCCACGCCAAGGGAAAGTGTACCGTTTTTGAATTCCTTTACAATTTCCGATGCACCGTCATCGGCATAAAGGGTTGCCTCCGCAAGCTCCACGGAGAGGTCGGCGGTCATCGCCTTTGCCAACTGTACCGGAGAATCATAGGTTTCATTGCTGTTTTCATCTTCGGTGATTTTGGCATAATACAGTTTGTCAAGACCAATAGTAGCCATTGATTATTCCTCCATTTCATAATGTTTTGCCACATCCACGTTGTAATGGAAGTAGCCTGTTTCTGTTTCATAACCGATGTATCTTCGGTCAGTTATGGTAAAATCCGCACCAAGCAAGGCACGGATGATTGTATTTTTCTCTTTGGTATAACTGCCTTTGGCATACAGGGAAATTCGTGCCTCCTGGACATCACATCTGGGAGTGTTGTCTGCATGAAGTTCAAAGCTGTCTGCCATAGGCACTACCACGATATATTTATCCGGCGCCTCGTCATGGAACACTCCTGTTTCCAAAGGAATGCCCAAAGGCTCCAGAGCCGTATTGATATCTGAAAGTACACTCACAGCTTTCTGACCTCCTCTTCAAATTTATCCTGCATGGCACTGATACAGGCAGCACGGGATGCCGTTTTTGCAGGTTTCATAAAAGGTTTGGCAGGCTGACCGTGTTTGCCGTATTCGATGATGTTGGCCAGTTTCGCATTGCTGACACCATCCCTGCGGGGTTCTGCAAAGCCAACCTTGATGTTGTGGTTGCCGTTTTTGTCCATCTTCACAGAGGACAGACCAAGCGCCGACTCTAATTCTCCTGTGGATCGGGATTCGTACTTTGTACCATTACCCACCACAGAGGACAGGTTGCTCTGTGCCTTGGCAAGAACTATCTCGCCTCCGGCTTCCAGTACCTTTTCGGCAACGGGGTCAAAATCAGAACCGAGCCTTGAGATACGCTGCAAAAACTCTTCCGGCATTTTGATATCCACTTTAGCCACTTGTTGCCACCACCTTTTTCGCAAGCACCTCCGTATACATTCCACGCCCTTTTACATCCTCCACGGATGTGATTTCAAACCTGCCATCCTCACACACCAAAATGTGGTCGGTTGTTACGGTAAGACCGGGAATGCAGCGAAAGCGGAACAGGTCAGTCGCCTCGGAGAATGCAGCGAGGTTTGCCCATCTTTCACTTCCGTGGCGTCCTTCTCTGTACACACGGACAGAGGCGAGGATTTCATCCGCCGTTGTGGAGAAACCCTCGCTGTCCTTGATGCGTTTTGTAATGACGATATCAGCAAAGCCGTTCATTTTTCCGAAACTCATGTCACACCTTCCAATCTCGGTCGAGCCTTAACAGAAGGTTGACCGTGTTCCATACCTGCTGACCTGCCTGCACATTGTCGGCAAAGAATCCGCCCGTAGAGCCGTCCCTTGACTCATAGAAATGTGATGCCAACATAATCACGGCTTGTTCCGTGGTTGCGGGCATCGCATTTTCCGTATAATATCCTGCCTCGATGTGCTGATAGCTTTCCGCATAGGAAACGGCGGCAGTGATGAACCTTTCAATCAGTCCATCATCCACCGAATGCTCCAGTATCAGATTCTCCTTAACTTTCGTAAGAAGTTCGCTCATCACTGCCACCTCCCATCTTAGACAGTAGCCATAGTGAGCAGTTTTACTGCTTCAGCAAGTACCAGCTTACCGTCCACACGCTCCTTGGCAACAAAACCGACCATACCGTTTCCGGCGAAGAGTTCCTTGAGTTCCGCAAAAGAACGGGTACCACGGTCACCGATGTTGTAGTAGCTGTAGTCACCGAAAGCAATGGCAGGCATTCCCGCAGTGATTACAGGGAAATAAGGAGAAGTGTATACCTCATAACCCAAGAGTCTGCCGGGTTCTCCCGCCTGTACGGAATCCTGCCAGAGGTAACGGCCGTTCTTGTCAGTCAGCTTACGGATAGCTGCCAAAGTCTGGTCGTTGCAGATAAACTTGGCGTTCTTACGGTAAGGACGCTTGAGGGAGTACACAAGGTCGATGATTTCATCGGCAGTGATTTCCGTTGCAGATGCAGCAGTCACACCAATTTCAGCACCGCCATCGGTAGCAAGCAGACCCAAAGGCTGACCAGTACCGGTACCGTTGAGGAATGCGTCCTCTTCTGCATTTGCAAGAGCCTTGGAGAACTGACGGATGATGTAATTCTCAAGACCGAAAGCGTTGTCATACAGAAGTTCCTCGGTCACCTTAACGGCAACATGGAGTTTGTGAGCATCCAGGTTAATCTGGGCGAATTTTGCATCACCCCAGGTGAGTTCCTCACCCTCGTCAATCCACGCAGCCGCAGGCTTAGTGGCAGCGATGTTGATTTTACGCTCACCGCTTGTAGTGATGGTGTGGCCCAGCTTACGGAAGATGTTCTCTTCCTCCAATGCCTCAATCAAACGAGTGTCATACTCTTCGGGTACAAGGTAACCGCCGTCAGCATCCACGCCCTCCTGGAGAACATTGGACACATTACGGAAGTTTGTACGGAGAGCCTTGAGCATACCGTCCTTGTAGGCATCAGAAGCACGTCCAGTCTTTGCCTTCTGACCGTCCATAGCCTTGCCGTTCATAGGCTTTTCAGTGATAGGAGCAGAGGTAGGTTTGGAAAGCTGTGCATCCATAGCTGCCATAGCCTCCATACGCTCAATTTCAGCACAGAAGTCCTGAACCTTCTTCTCCATCTGTGCATAGGTCTTTGCATCCTCATCGGAAAGCAGACCGTCCTTGTCGCGCTTGGTTTCCACAAATGCCTTTGCGGCCTCCCAAGCCTGGTTACGCTTTTCGCGCAGTTCGTTGATAGTCATAATAAATTACCTCCAATTTTTGATAAGATTTAGCCTGTCCATAAGGTCATCGGCTTTGGTTTTTCGGGTTGGTTCGGATTTGATTGCACACTTGGCGGCAACCTTATCCATCAGTGAATTGACCACATTTGCTTTGGAATAAAGCATGGATACCTGTGGCACATCCACTTCGTCCGTGGCAGTTCTTTGCATGATTTCATCAGCAAAGCCAAGTTCCACGGCCTTGTTTGCGTCCATCCATGTTTCCGCATCCATAAGGTGGGACAGCTTTGTACGGGACAAGCCTGTCTTAATCTCATAGGCATTGATGATGGAATCCTTAACGCTTGAGAGCATATCGATGGCTTTCTGCATTTCCGCAGAATCACCGAATGCAACCGTCATAGGATTGTGAATCATCATCATGGACACAGGGGACATCAGCACTTTCGTTCCTGCCATTGCAATCACGGATGCTGCGGAGGCTGCAATGCCGTCAATTTTGACCGTGACATTGCCCTTGTAATCCATCAGCATATTGTAGATCTGGGCAGCCGCCACGCAGTCGCCGCCGGGACTGTTAATCCACACGGTAATATCGCCGGAGCCTGCCATCAGTTCATCCTTGAAAAGCTGTGGAGTGACGTCATCGTCAAACCAGCTTTCTTCTGCGATTGTTCCGTTCAGAAACAGTGTCCTCGCCTCCGGCATCGTTTCCGTCTGTGCCTGGTTCTTCCACTTCCAGAACTTCTTCATCGGAATTTTCCTCCTTTCCGTCATTGTCGGTTGTATTTGCAAAAGCACCCGCATCTTTCAGAGGGAGCATATTGCCGTTGATAAGGTAAAGGTCGCCACCTTCTTCCGCAGGGATACGGTCGAGGTTTTCCAGTTCACGGATGTCATTTGCACTCATCCAACCGTTCTGGCGACCAATGGCGTAGCCGTTCATACGGCTTTGGTAATCGCCACGGAGCAGACCCTCAAGGTTGAATTTCACGAAATAATCCTTCTTTTCCGTGAGAGATAAAAGCGCCCTCATAATGGACTGCTCCCAACGGATGACCCACGGGTCCAAGGTGTATTTCACAAATTCAAGGGACTGCTGCTCAATATTAGAAAAGCTCGACTTCTCAAGGTCACCCACCATATGGGGAGGTACTCTGAAAATTCGAGCAATTTCATTGATTTGGAATTTGCGTGTTTCCAAAAACTGTGCCTGTTCCGGTGAAATAGAAATCGGAGTATACTTCATTCCTTCTTCGAGGACAGCCACCTTATTGGAATTGGAACTGCCGCCAAAGGCAGCCTGCCAACTCTCTCTGACCCTCTGCGGGTCTTTGATGGTGCTTGGGTGTTCCAGTACGCCACCCGGCGTTGCACCGTTAGCAAAGAACTTGGCACCGTATTCCTCG